AGAGTACGTACATAATCTACAACTGCTTGAGAGAACTCTTTGTTGTTGACATAATGGATACTTGCTCGTTTAGTTCTAGCCATGATAAAATTCCTTCAATTCATTATATTATAGTATGTTTTTTTATTAGATGCAACTAAAGAAAACAGTTGCACTTCTCGCGAGATCGTATATAATCATATAGNGATATGGGGAGAGGGGAGATATGTTATTTAACTAAGAATCCGATTCGGGGGTCATCTATATACCCATTCGCATCCTCATAAGCTTCTATAAACTCAAACCCGTGTAATTCCATATGCTCTTTCTTCTTACCAAAGTCTGATGCCCATACAGGAATCAAAAGATCGTATACTGGATTAGGAGATAATCTAAGATGAACTTCAATAGGTTTATCATTAATAAACTCTACGTTAAGATGAGTTACATTCTCTCCTAGTGCTTTGAACGAATGAGGTAACGTAGGTATATGATTAGATCTTCTCCACTCAACAAACCTAGATAGGTTTATAGGCATGTTGATACCTTCCCAGCAGTTAAGTCCTACCCATTTACCACCTACATGGTCATTCATCTTCCATTCATAGTTAGCAGAGTAATGTTTACCATCAAAGTACTCACACCAAAAATAACCAGGTGCAATAGAAGTATGATCTCCTTTAGCTAACTTTTGTACGGATGCACACGCTCCCATACCAGCTAAGTTATATATAGGTCTTACAACATACGTGCCTGTCTCTGGTATTTCTACTCCTGCAGGGCCACAAACATAACCAAACTTTTCAGCTAACCATAACTTGTTCATCCACTTACGTTGTTTAGGATATTTTAAATAAGCTTCTGTATCTTCCATTAGTGTAACTTGTCCTTATCGAATAGAGATATAACATTGTCTTCGTCTGAGTCTTCATAGTCAGCTTGAAGATCTGCAACAAGACGTCTGATGTTTTTTAAGTTATCTACATCACTGTCTGCTTCTATATCATGCTCACTCTCAATTGCTTTGAAGTATTGAGTTAAAAGAATTTTAGATGGTTTAGCTTCACCGATAATTTGATTAAAGTTTAATAGTTGTAAGTATTCATCATCTAGTTGAAATGACATCCAAGGTCTGAATGAATAATATCTAAAGCCATCTCTAAGAGCCTCTGATCTAACTACCATCATTGCATTTCTTATTACAACGTTATAGTCATCTCCTTCAGGTTCTTGGACGACCTGAGCTACTATCTCATCACCATTAGCTAATTTAAACTGTGTGTATGCGCTCATTTAATATCAACCTTTATCATTTTATAATTAAATTGCTCTTTCTCATATATCTTTACTCGTTCAATAGAGTGTAGTAATGTATAATTCTTTCTGCCTTTCCAATGTAGATCGTCAGCAACATCATATAACGTAGTAGTCTGTCCGTTATCTGATTTTCTTAGTCCTCGTCCAATAGACTGTAGAACTTTAATCTGACTCTTAGAAGGTGACGCAAATACAATATTATGTAGGTTACGTATATTAATACCAGTACTGAATGTACCAAGAGATGCTACAATGATAGAATTGCTTTGCTTCTCTACTATCTTACGTATTGCTTCTCTGTCTGATGTATCTACTTCTCCGGATACAAAGAATACTTTACGTCCTTCTTCTACCTTACTATTTATCAACTCATAGAGAGGTTTGCCATGAGCGTCCACACGGTTAAATAAGACAAGAGTATTTCCCTTAGCAGATAAAGCCAGATTAGAAATGAGCCTGTTACGCCCAGTATTTCCAATAATGAACTCAATTTCCTCTTGATAAGTTTTCTTTCCAAAATCTTCTCTTACTTGTTGTGTGTAGTTTAATAATAGTACTTTAATATCTAGCGGTGCTAGAGTTTCGTTATCTTGTAATTTCTTTGTAGTAGTAACCTGATATACAGGACCAAATAATCCTTCAAGTACTAGCTTATGAGTTAATGTACCGTCTAATGTGCCTGTGAACCCATACCTATATTTAGCTAGGGTAGCTTTGTTCATAATCGAGGAGAGAGACTTTGACTTAAATCCGTGGCACTCATCTCCAAGTACCATACCAAACTGTTCGAACCATTTTCTAGGAAGCTTATAAATAGATTGCCAGGTGCTAATAATGATAGGTTTATTAGTGACTTTATCTCGGCCTGAATATATTTTATGTAGTTCATTTTCGCTCATTCCATAGTCTATAAAATCTTGATGCATTTGTTCAACAAGAGATGTGGTAGGTACAATAACAAGTACTCGGTCAGCTTTTGATTTCTCTATATACTGTAACCAATATTTAGCAATGAGATAAATTATAAATGATTTACCTGAACCTGTAGGAGATAAAAGAATTGCTCGAGATCTTGTTAGGGCTGTTTCAATGGCATCGTATTGGTAGTCTCGAGGCTGAAATGGAAGCCCTGCGTCAGAAAGTAGATCAGGTAGTGATTGAAGAGGTTCAGCAGCCGGTATCGGAAATCCAAAACCAGACTCTTCTGTGTCAACAGAATAAGATCGCTCAATTGCAAACTTTACTAAATAAGCATATAGCCCAGCAGGAAGCTCTCCGTTCATGCGATTAAAAAGCTTTATCTTTCCATCCCATACTTTGTTCTTATATGCAGGCATAAATTTATAACCTGGAACATAGAATGAGAAGTAATCAGATAGCTCAGCAGCATGTCCTGCTTCACAGTCTACATACAACATACTATAGTCTTTTAATCGTACAGTAAAGTCAACCATTCTCTTTTAATTCTTTATACTTCTGTCTTACATCTAAAAACTGTTGTAAGTACTCATGTGTGTTAATCTTAAAGACCTGAGGTTCATTGTGATCCACTGTGATCAATATGACCCCTTGTCTGATAGGGACTCCCGTTCTCTCATAGAAGGCCGCAGCGTAGAACGATGCTTGTATAAAGTAGTTCGTTATCCACTCTATCTTCTTAGGTTTGCGAGATGTCTTAAAATCTACTATAGATAGCTCTCCGTCAAACTCAGCTATACAGTCAACCTGACCAGCACATTTAAGTCTATCACTATAGAGATATTCTTCTTGAAACCATACATTGTTTAATCTTTGATCAATGATATCTTTTAGATGACTGAATGTGTATAGGTTATTAGGCATAGCCTTACCTTTCCAATCATCTACATTATCTATATAGTCTTCCGCTAACTTATGTACAGATGTACCTCTTGTAGCAGCTTGATGAGATATCTTATTAGCTTCTTCTTCGCCAACTCTTTTACGCCACTTCATGATAGAGTCTACACTGAGAATATTAAGTACTGTTGTAATAGAAGGATAAGCATTACCGTCTGGGGTAAAGTACTTACGACCTTTCTCAGTAGTTTTTCTAGTCATTTTAGGTAGAGTGATACCATGATCAACGTGGGTAAACATTATTAGTTACCTGCCTCAAATTGTTTCCATTTTATAATATTGCCGATAGTCTGATGTCGCCAATTTAGATTGTTTACTATCTCAGTAAGAGTTTCTATTACAGTCTTCCAATACTGAACTCTCTCTTCGCTTTGTTGGATCTCTGGATCACTATCATAGTAGTATTCCATCTCACCTTTCATAACCTTTAGTCCGTCAAACGGATCAGGTTCCCATCCAAGAGCTTCTATAGACTCTCTATCCATCTTACCATTATAGTATAGCCATTTTTTCTTTAGTAACGTCTTCTGTTTAAACTCAGAACGTTTCTTAGCTAGCTTAGCCTCTGCTAGCCACTGCAGGTATTTAGCATGTAGTGAAGGAGTGGCTCTAGACGTTTCATCTAAAGCAGTTCTTTGTATAACACTATCATTCGCCCATTCTTCTAGAATGTTTTTCAAATCCATAATATAACCTCATTATTTAATCTAATTCAAAGTAAGAGAACCTAAACGTAACTGGAAAAGTAATTGCAATAGTATCACCAGCAACAGCTGACATATCCATCTGACCTAAGCTCGTCGGTACACAATCTATATATCTAATCGTTCTAGTAACATTATTATGACTACTCAGCATTGCTAGAGTAATATCAGTTGTAGTAGGAGGAGCAGTATCTGTCATAGATCTATTTAATCTTGACCTCTCAGGCTTTTGTACCATTCTATGCAACCAATTATACATCTCAGTATACGAATTCATATTCTCATCAACTACTATTATAGCTTCTAGTTCACCAAAAGTCAACTTGTCTCCTGGTATAGCTAGATTACCTATACGTGAGTAAGGTACTTCAGCAACTGGTACAGAGATGTTAGGATGAGATACATTCTGACAAAAGAACTCTAGATTAGCAAAGTTCTTTCTATCTACAATTAGTTTAAACGCGGTAGGTTGTAATAGATTAAGATTATTTAATCCAGTTGTTGTACCTGTAAGCGCTGTATCTACATTGACAGTAGATGTTGGATCTAATGTTGGCATTATATGTCTCTCCTATTCACATGTATTTATATAGGTTTTAAACATAAAAAAAGGGCGACCGAAGCCGCCCAAGTTATTTTCCGTATCTAAGCCCTATGCTGGGTTTAAGATATTGTCTACGCGGAAGATTCTGTAGTACTGGTTAGCGCGAGCTGAACCAATGTCGTCGCCTGGTGTTGAACCTA